GAATTTTTGACGATCCGAGAAAAAAAGGCGCAGGATCAGTCATCGACACTTCGATCACAAAATACCTACCAGTCCCTAGTCGGCACCACTTGACTTCGGTGTTATAATTACCTGCAAGTCCAGCATTTCCGTAGATATATGAAGAATATGTGCTGCCGTCGTGAGAATATCTTAGCATAACGTTGGGTCTGTAGCCTTCTGTGACGTGTCCATTGGTCGTTGGTTGTAGCACGTTCGTCATTCCTGAAGAAGTTATAATTTTGAATTCTTGTAGAGATACTGGAGAAAAGTCAGAGATTATTGGTGGAGTACGACGAAGTCTCTTTATATGTCGACCATCATATTCATCATACTTACTTTCATCAAGCTGTACAAGAGAATTAGACAATACTGTTCCAAAATATACTTTAGAGTTAAATTCTGTAGCATACATCGGCCACCACACTTCATCTATATCTTGTAAATCATTATGCGTACTGCGATTATGCCATTTACCAGTACTGAAGTCATACACTATTGTAAAATTATCAGAGGCAAATGAAAGAACGTAGAATATATGTCCACCGTTGATGTATCCAAATCCCCTAGCATCGGCTATATTACTTAATGTTGAAATTTTCTGATCCAATGCTGGTGTGGATATCTTTACTGGAAATTGACCATTCATACTTGAATAGATTCCAGAATGTCCGTCAGCTCCAGCTCCAAGCCAAGACAACTGATTATTAACATATGCAACTGAATTAGTAGCAGCGCAGCCGATGTTAGTTCCCATACCAGTTCTTGATATAGAATATCCATCATCTGAATCAGACGATAATTCCCATACATCGAATGAACGAGTTCCAAATATCCATAATCTATTGTCGTTGATAGCTTTCATGGAAATTATAGCGTCACCGGTAGTCTGCAGAGCTGTCTCATATTGGTATTCACCGTAGTCATTCTTCCAAGCATATGCATCGGCATCAACTCCATTTCCATCTGTTCCATTATTGTAAGTTGGAGTATATCCATCAGATGCATAGATTATCTTTTTATCTGAATCTAGAGCGTATATGACATTTTTATATTTTCCACCCTGAAATGCTCCAGCTCTTGATATGAATATCTGTCCAGTTCCTCTGTCATTACAGATAACTCTATTTCCCATATTCACTATGCAGTCACTAGTGACTACTTTTCCATCTGGATTGTCGTCATCTGCTGTATAAGGATTCGTGGGATTAGTAATACTTTTAATTGATTTATATTGGTCTTTTTCTGGTACGACTGCTAAATATGTAGTTCCTTGTGCTATTAGAAGTTCTGGATTTATGCCGCCACTTTCAGCAAAAGCAACTGGATTGGTATTTGCCTGTAATTTATCGTCTATAAGTGTAACATGAGAAGAATTAGCTGATATGTCTGAAGTTAGTCCTCTGTCAGCATAATATAAATTATTTCCGAATATGAAATAAAGATTACCAAGACCGTCATATCCATCTGATTGATATGATCTTGTTGTTCCATATAGCCCACGGCAACCTATCTTAAGAGAAAAGTCTGTGTCGTAAATGTCTCTTGTTCCAGCTATAGATTTAAGATATGTAGTTATAGATCCTTTTGAATTAGTTCCAAGGGCTTCTTCATACATGTTAAGAGTGAATTCATCATCGATATTCCTTGCTCCGGTTAGCTGATAACTACTTCCAACTATAGAATTATTAATGATAGTTGACATTTACTGCTTCTCCTTATCATGATAAAATTTATTTTCTTCTTTTCTAGATTCAGAAATGAATCCAGAAGCAATTATTCTAATTATGCATAGAATCAGCTTCTTCATTATCTAACCTTACTTTTAAGCACGGCTATATCCTGAGACATGCTTGATAGAATATCTTTAATTTCCTTAAGATCTTTTCTGAAGTCGCTATGAGAATTCTGTAAATTTAATATATCTTTCTTAATAAGTTCAATCTCTGTGTCACGATTCTGCTTACGAATAAAAGTGTCTTGCTTAACTTTAAGATATGCTGCGTAAGCTGATATCATACCAGCAACATAAGGAGCAATTGAAATTAAAAAAGTAGTCATTTTGGTATAAATCCTCTTTATGTTATTATACCATCAATGCTAAGCATCTATCAAGCTTTTCATTCTATTGTCATCTATAGGCTGATATATTCTATTATGATTTGATATGGCATAGCAGCATAATGCAAATGAATCAGCATTGTCAGGAGATTTTCCATCTAGTATTTTCTTTATATCATCTTTAGGAATGATCTTTATTCTTCCACTTTGATCTAATTCATATCTAGTTGCTTCTAATTCAGTTAGTAACTGATCATCTCTATTCGTTGATATAGATCTATCATTTATTAATTTCTTCGCAGCTTGATAGATTTCTGATCTCTTATTAGAACAGTACCTGTCATCTGCTGATGATCCAAAGTTAAGTTCTTGTATATCATATCCTTCTCTTAACAATAAATCTACTACGCCAGAAGCATATCCTCCAGTGCCATCGATGACTATCTTGGTATTTTTGGTGGCAAATTGCTTTATATTGGATATAATTCCAAAAGAATCAGCACCGTTGATGGAGAAGCATTTTGTCACTATATTGTCACGACATCCATAACATACTGTAGAATCACTTCCAAATCTAGCGACATCAATACCAAGATAATCCATCGGACCAGTTATTTTTTCTTTCTGGAATGCAATAGCGATAAATGCTACCCTGGAAATAAGCTGATTGTCAGCTGTCTGAGAAATCATCTTTCCATAAATTTCCTGTTCAAGAAAATCTCCGGAATATAAATTTTCTAGAATCTTGAAGTATGACTTATCTAGATACGTATTATCATAAGAAGATGCAGAAATTACGCATTCTGGATTACTATGACAGAATTCATTGAACCAAGAATAAGCTCTTGGTGTACTGATTAGATATATTCTCGGATTCTTAACAGTTATTCCTCTAAGTGTAGCAGAACATATCTGAAAGAATTCTTTTGAAGCTAAAGCTGCTTCATCTATTACTAATATAGAAATTTCTGTTAGTCCACGAATAGAATCAGTCTGTGCAGAATCAGCAGAGAACCCATATAAGATAGACTTTTTATTACCGCCACAAGGTACAGATATAGTCATTTCTATGTTGGATGAGTAAAATGTAGCATGCATCTCGGTAAGACGCTTCTGAACTTCTTGAAATAATACAAATTTCAACATTTTATACGCCTGCGCAGTAGCCACTACATTACGACCAGCGATAAGATTGAGTGCTATTATAAGTGATGAGATATAACTCTTACCAGCACCTCTTCCTGCAACGAGTGCTGTTGTAGGTGTCTGAGACTCAAGCATCTTCATCTGGTGCGGAAGAAGATTATATTCAATATTCATTCTGTCCATACTCTGTGGTCATTTTCTGTGTGCCAGTGAAGACCCTTCTTTGCTTCAGACATTCTCTGTCGTGTCTCAGCAGACATATTCTTCTTTGCGTCAGACATTTTCTGCTTCGTCTCAGCAGATTTTGGCTTACCGAACATAGGATTCTTATCACCTTTATGAGCATCAGACATTTTCTGTCGTGTCTCAGCAGATTTTGGCTTACCATACATGTAGCATTTTTCACCTTTCAGAGCTGCAGACAACTTCTGTCTAGTCTCAGCAGAAAGATTAGCTTTATGAAGACTAATATGTTCTCCGTGTTCCAAGAATACTAATTCTTCTGGAGGTCTCCCGTAGTATAGATTCTCTGTTATTAGTTGCTTTCTAGATTTATTTTCCGAGATCTCTCGTCTATGATGTAAGTCGTATTTGAGAGGACTATGAAGAGCTTCCTGATAATTCTCTATCTTCGTGTAGTCTTCACAGTACTTCTTTACTTTGTATTTATTTGCTATCATATTTCAAATATACAAAATTTTATTTACTTTGTCATTTTCGCTGTAAGTATAACGATGTCTGAACTGATCTTCTCAATCAATTTATTCATTTCTATCATTATATTTTTAATTTCCTGAAGATCCGTGAGCTGAGCTTTAGACTTGGTATCAATAATCTTTGCTATTTTATTCATATAATATTCCTCTTTATATATTTATAAAAGATGCTTAGCATCTTTCTATATTTATGACATGCTTCGCCAGTTGTCAGGAGACAATATGTTATACCAAGTTGAACTTCCGCCATCTCCATAAGTTATCATATGACTAGAAGAATTAGTATTTTTTATCAATCCTATAGCTTCAGATTCACGTACAGCCATAGAATTAGTAATTGAGTCACTAATTCCATTCTGTCTACAAAGTTCTTTAGCTATTCCTGCAGTAAATAACTGTTCATATTCTTGACCAGGAGCAGAAAATACTGAATTTATGTCATATATAGGCAGCTTCTTGTTGTATACTATCTGTAGTTGGAATTGAGATCCAATGTTAAGCCATATTTCTCCATAGCAGTGTTCGACATCATTATCATCAACATATGTACGTCTAATATATGAAAATACATTTGGAAGGGATGTGTTATTTTCTATAATATAATTCTGTAAATCAGCAAATCCTGTCTTCTTTATTTCAGTCCACATTATACCAATTTTATAAGACATTGATGAAATAGCTACTGGAATACTGGATATCGCTATCTCAGCGTACGATGTCTGTCTAGCTTCATCATCATCTGGAAGTTCCCATGTAGTGTCAGAAGAATCATAAAGAACTATGCAGTGAGCCCCGTTGGCTGATACACGAGTCCTTCTCTGAGTAAAAGGAAGAAATTCTTGTTGATTATATAAATCAGACAGTCTGTTCATTATGTCAATTCCAGTAGACAGCTGAGCACCAGTCATTGTCATTCCGTCACCAACTAGATTACAGTCTTTATATGCTTGAAGCACCATATCTTTTACAAAAGTAGACATAATTATTTCTCATCCTCCTTTTGAAATCTCATGCATAGAGAAATGTATTTATTTAATTTTTCTTGAAATGTATTCACTACATTGACTAGACCATCTGGCTGATCTGCAGTAGCTTTAGATAATGACTTTCCGTAGCTTCTCATGAAAGAAATAAGTTCTGAGACGTCTTTTGGAGAAATAGTTCCATAATCTACTAATGATTCAGGAATTTGACTGAAGTCTCCAGATGATCCAACAACATTTTCTAAAAGATCATCTCCAAATTCATCAAAAGACTTGTAAATATCAGATAGAAGTTGGTGAAGACTATAGTTACGAACTTTAATATGATAAAGATGAATTGATTCACTAACAGATAAAGCAATTAAGCCAAGTTGTACGATGTTCATTTATGATAATCCTCTTATTTAGAATTATTATACTTAACAAAAAGACCCCACATAACGTGGAGTCTATATGACATAAATTGAGTACACTGCAGATTTAATGTAATTTCCTGAGCATTTTCTTCAGATCTTCATCAGATTTTCCATCAAGAGATCTTCCACCTGCACCAATCTCTCCTATCACAGGAACTTGTTCCGATGCTGGAACTGTATCAGCAACTTTCTTTTCAACAGCTGGCTTATTAGCAATGAATGCTGAATCTAATTTAGATTCCAAGAAATTTAATTTAGACATACGTGATGCATGGTCATTATCTTTTACTATCTGGACTAAATCTTTAGGAGACATCGCTAGATGATAATATATTCTAGGAGCCATGTCAGAAGTTGAGCAGAAATTAATGATGTCTTTACCACCATCTGTATCAGAAAGTAACTTTTCTAATCCAGCTTCTTTTGCAGCTTTTATAGCAGTGAAGTATTTATCTTTATCTTCTTGATTAGGATATGTCTTGTCGATTAAATCTTTAGCCCGAGCTACATCATGTTCATATTCTGCTTTGGATAGTTCATCTGCTAATTTAGATTTCTCATCTTCATTACGATTAAGAATTCTTTCATCTATCTTGGCATTTATTCTTGCATCTTCGTATTCATCTTCAGATTTGAAATTTGATTTATCAATTTTCTTTCCAGTTGATTCTTTTAATTTCTTATTTTCTTCTTCTAGTTCAAGAAGTCTACTACGTAAAGATTTAACTTTATCGTTGATTTTAGTCCATGCATATTTTTCTTGCTTAGCATGATCTTTTGGAATGACATTCTTTGACTTGTCTATTGACTTGTCTATATTCTTCTCTTTATCAACTTTATCTTCTACTTTAGTATCTTCTACTTTTGTTGACTTGTCTATTGAGTTGTCTTTATCTTCTACTTTAGTATCTTCTACTTTAGTTGACTTGTCTTGGTCAGTATCTACTTTAGTATCTACTTTAGTATTATCTGGTGATTCATTTTTAACTTCTGTAAGAACTTCATCGAATTTACTCATAATCATTTAACCTTTATGAGGACTTACGGCGCCTCGTTGCCTATGCTTGTCATATTTAAAATTATTTATATTATTCTATATCGTCTGGAAGAATGACGTAAGGTAATGAGCCATCATCTATCATTTTTTCCAGTGATGAAATTTTAGTATTTTCTGATACATACGTTGAAATATATTCAAGAATGTACTTATATATCCAATTTCTACAGTAAGTTGAAAATTTAGCACCTTTATGATAATCCCAGTGATTTGGTGCTAGACATAATCCGTACAAAGCAGCTGACATTATTTCATCAGCACATTGCGGAAATTTTCTTATATATTTAGCAGCTATCTTCTTAGCATTAGGAATATTTGTCGTAATAAGTAAATCATGTACAGACTTTACTTTAGAATTATAACAAGCAATTTCTTCTTCTAATGACAGATAATGATCTATATTTACTTTATCCAATGGACATTTATAGGGACATCTTCTCATATATTTAGTACCTCATATAATTATATATAAGAATTGTTATTTAGTTAATTCGTCATCATCGTTATCTTTAGAAAGATAGTAAGGAACCTTTGAAGCACCAGGTAAAATTTTGTCTGCTGATTTCTTCAAGACTTTTTTACCTATATTGAGAGCAGCATCTTGATTTTCAGCCGTTAAATAATAAGGGGCGTTCTTCTTATAATTGTAAATTAGAATTTCCTTTGGATCATTTGGAATTTCAAAATGCTCCTCTAAAAATGAAATATCATTGAAATTATTATTTTTTCTAGCCTGATCATCTAATTCTCTTCCATAGTCACGAGCATCACTTGTCCTTGCCCAAGCCATGCTATCTTCATTGATTTTTTTGTCAAGAAATGCCTTTTTATCAGGTGCTGATATATATTCAGGATCATTAGCGTATTTTGTTGCATATTTTTCATATCTAGCTTTTGTTGCCGCTGATGTATGATTTATTGCTTCATTCAAAGCTCTGTCAGCATCTCCTTTAAGTTCAGGAGACTTAAAAAGAAAATTCTTTGCACCTCTAATACCAGATTTTATGCCGTCGGCACCACTAGAAAATATTATACCAAGACCAGCATCTTCAGCAATTTGCTTTATTTTATCACTGTATAAGTAAGGATTATGCTGTTCATCTTCAGCTTCTGTTCCTAATGTTGCATCTTTTGTTCCAAAGCCAGCTCCAAGACCAGCTCCTTTAGCAATCTTAACTGGAACACTTACTGCTTTAACTGGAGATAGTAAGAATGGTATTATTGAAGCTGCATCTTTACCTATACTACGAAATGGATGCTGTTCGTAAGGATTTGATATACCTTCTGCAGCTGCTTCAGCTTCTGTACCAGCATAAGGAAGTCCAAGGAATCGTCCAACCTTTTCACCAGCATTCTGCCAGGCTTGGGGATTTCCCACAGTTCTTTGTGGTGTTGACTTAACTTCTTTATCATCATATGAAGAATTATCGTAACGGTTCATGTTATGTAAGCGGTTAGTATAGGTCTCTTTACCGTTCTTCGTCTCCAGTGTATCGCTGAACCAGCTTTTCTTCTCATCTGGATAATTATCAGATTCAGGATTGTTCATGAAGTTCTCAAATTCAACATCAGAAAGCTGAGATTTACCAGTCTTGTCTTTGAAAGCTTGTATTCTGTTACGAACTTTATTAGAACGAAGTAATTCACTTTCATCCATTAAATCAGATACATCTGCATCTAACTGTTCAACTTGTCCAGCATCTTTTAGTTGGCTTTTTCTAACATTAAGAAGATAATTAGCTAGAACTTCTCTCTGTTCATTGGGATATAATGTCCAAAATTTGTCAACTTCAGCATCAGGAATACTCGTGTCTTCAGTATATTCTCTCATGGTTCTTTGATATGTATTTTCAGCCATTTTATTTACCTTCTTGTGCTAGCTTATACGCTTTTCTTATTTTAGCATGTTCTGGTGTGGGTTCTTGGAATGTCTTCATACGCTCATCAAAATCTTTAGTAAAGTATCCACCATAAATTTTATACATTCTTTTAAGTTCTTCTGGTGTACTTATTCTATTTATTTTACCTTTAATAATTGATTCAGCAGCTTTCTTTTTTTCATCAAAGTTAGCTTTAGAAATTTCTGCGTTAGCTTTACCTGTTGAAGAAGTATTATCTGATACGTATGAAGAATAATTAGGAGCTAAAGTAATTTTTATCAGCTCATCATCAGAATATTCAGTCATAGCTTTAGCTTTAGAAGGCTTAATAGTTGTACCTTGTTCTTTTTTAACTGTTGCTTTACTATCTTGAGAAGTTGTGTTAGGTATATGTTCCTGGTCAGGCTGTGTTGAACTAACTTTAGGCTGAGCCATGTTAGGCTGAGCCAT